ACCTTTATGAAAATGGTATATCATATAAAAAAATAGATATAAAAGAATTAAGAGATAGAGTAGACCAAGAGATTAAGAACTTAATTGTGTTACCTGATTGGAGACCACCACCAGGACAATTTGATAGAGCAAAACAATTAGGTCCAGAGATAGTAAAACTTGTAAATGAAATGTTCCAATCAAATGGAGTGTTACAAGGTGCATCTAAATATAATAAAGGTCATAATTTAACAGTTAGAAATGTAGTATTACATATTGCTAAACCAACAGATGAAAACTATAAACAATTTCTATATGATTGTAAAACTATACCTAAAACAACTAACTTACATATAGACCCAAAAGAAAATGTAATGAAAGCTATGTTGTACTTAAATGATATAACAGAAGATGATGGTCCATTTAGTTATGTAGAAAAATCTAATAGATGGATATATGATGATCTACAAAACATATTTGGTAGAGCTATATCAACAGGTAGTTACTGCCATACACCAGATTCTAGAGCTATCGTATTTCAATTACCAAAACAATTAAGAATATCACATAACTTTGGTAGATGTTTATTAGATGGTTCAGAACAACAAGAAATGATATTAGAAAAAGAAAAACTATTTACTAGTGACAAAGGCAATTTATGTATCTTTGACCCAGCTGGTATGCACAGAGGAGGGATTTGTAAATCAGGGACTAGAATTGCTTTACAAATATTAATGAAATGACATTAAAATTATCAGAAGGCGTATTAAACAAAAGAGTATTTAAACAACAAATATTAGACTTACATTTAAGAGAGTTTATGATAGGGCAAACAACACCTTATCTAAACAAATTTAAAAACACATTAGATATTGGTGCAGCAACTGGTATGTATGCTAGTCACTTTGCTAAACACTCTAAATCTGTTATATGTTTTGAAGCAGTAACGCCTGTGTATGAACAATTAGAAAAGATTAAACAATCAAACGCAAATGTTATTACTCATAATATTGCTGTAAGTAATCATGTGGGTACAAGTGACTTCTATGTAGATGACCAAAGATTATCTAACTCTAGTATTCAAAATTTAGTAGGAGGACAAAAAATAACAGTAGATACAGTTACAATAGATAGTCTTAAATTAGTTGATATAGGTTTTATTAAAGTAGATGTAGAAGGCGTAGAATTAGATGTATTAGTAGGAGCTGCTGATACGATAGAAGAATATAAACCTACTTGTATGGTTGAAGTATATGAAAAGTTTAACAAATATCCAGTAGAAACTACCTTTGAATTCTTTTTTAATCGAGGTTATAGATGTTTCTATAATCATAGAGCTAAAGGATTAAAACCAGTAAGAGATATAGCAGAGGGAATAGAGGCTACAAAGATACCTCAAATTACAGATGGTGATTTTCTATTTACAATATGATAATAACTCATAATATAGCTTGGGACAAATGTTTATCTAATCAATTATTTCCTGCTATCAAAAAAGGTTGGAAAGATGAGAAGAAAAATATACACTTTTTTTGGGGTCTAGGTGCTAATAATCTACAAGAAATAGATGAAGTAAATAGGTTGGGTGAAGAATGGTGGTATGTAGATGTTGGTTATATCACAGAACAGATTACAAGATACCCATTACCAATAATCAATGACTATGATAGAACGTATTTTAGAATAGTTAAAGGTGGTATTCATACGACTAGTGGTACTCCTGGTGATGGATCACGCCATAGGAAACTAATAAATCAAGGTATAGACGCAGAGTTTAAAGGTTGGTATACAGGTGAGTGCAAGCATATATTACTAGCGCCATCATCACAAACTGTTTGTGTTTACACTAATAAAATATCACAGGACGATTGGATAAGAGAAGTTGGTGAAGAAATAAGAATATATACAGATAGACTTATTAGAATGAGAAACAAACCAAGACCTAATAATGAATGGTGGGGAACAGATATAAAAGATGAACTAAAAGACTGTCGTTGTTTAGTTACAAATATGAGTTTAGCAGCAGTAGATGCTGTATTAAATAAAGTACCAGTAGTTACACACAAGAACAACGTATGTTATCCGTTATCAGGTAATACAGCAAACATAGAAAATCCTCGGAATATAGGTAGGAAAGAAGTGACTACATGGTTAAACAGTATATCTAATCATCAATTTACAATACAAGAGATTGAAGATGGTCTAGCTTACAAAACTTTACAGGAGCAATATGTATGATAAATTTTGCTTGTGTTTTTTATGGAGACAAATATAGTGTTCCACCAACGGCGCCGTGGTCTTATGTAACAAACTTATATAACATGGTTCAAAGAAACTTGACCATACCCCATAGATTTATCTGTTTCACCGATAACATAATCATACATAAACGAAAAGAATTTAAAAATACCAATATAGAATTTAGACCATTTAAAAGGCACGATTTACAAGGTTGGTTCAACAAACTCCAACTCTTCAGTTTAGGTAGTCAATTAGAGGGTGATACTCTGTATATGGATTTAGATGTTGTGATTATGAAGAACATAGATGAAATGGCTACGATAGGGGAATCAAAGAACTTTGTAGGTATGAATGACTTTAATCCTACATCTGGGTTATTCAATTCAAGTATAATGAGATTTAATAACAAACACCATCATGTCATATGGGACAAGTATATCGCTAATAGAAGCAACTATCAAATGCCAGGTGACCAAGACATTATCTCTGCTATAATCAAACCACACGAAGACACAATATCCTTTCCTGATTCGTGGACACAATCATACAAATGGTTCAATAGAGAAGGTAAGAGATACCACATAAACAAGTGGACCTATGAAAAAGACCCAAATGCCAAGGTTTGTGTGTTCCATGGCAACCCTAATCCACACGAATCGTCACAAAAATGGGTAAAAGAGTTGTGGAAATAAGAACAAAATAAGAACATCACGCAAAATACCTTAAAAACCCCTATAAAACTAGCAAAATAGTTCTGTACTTATCAGCTGATCCTGATATTATATACGTATATGAACAGAGAAAATAAAATAAGAATTAATCTTTTACAGAAAAGAGTTGACAATGTTAATAAAGTAGTATATAATAGACCTACCATGACAATGTTTAAACAAAGTAAATTGATTAATAGATTAAACAAAAGTTTATATTATAACAAAACAAAGGAGAACACACTATGTCAAAAGTAAAACAATACATTGAAACATCAGTAGAGAACGCTGTTGATAAGATTGTCTTCAAAATGAAAGACGGTCAAATTGATTTAACAACTGCTGTCGCAGAAGTTAAGAAACTTGATAACCTAGAAATGGTTGGTATCACAGAAGATAATGTTGAGGAAGTATTACTTACCGAAAGTAAATCGTAATGGGTAAACTAACTAAAAATAATACAATTCATTTAGTCTATGGTAGAGAATACCAAGACTCTGATGAAAGATATGATGAATTCTTTTATTCATATTCTACTATTTTTAGAAATGTACCAATGCAACATATTGAAACACTAGATAAATTCAAAGACAAAATTAAAAAATATTGTGATGAGAATTACAATGAATCAGCAACTAACTTTGTTGGTAATAGTAAAGTTAAAATATTACATGGTGACGATTACTATACAACATATGAAGACGCTTTTGGTGAAACAGCTAGAGGTGATAATTCATTGTTCAATGATTATGGACAATTATACAATGGTAGACAGTTCTTTAAAAAAGATTACGAACCAAAAATTACAGAACAATACTCTTTTAAAAATTTAAACAGAAAGGCTAGTTAATGAAAAATAAAAGAAATAAATTAGAAAGAAAATTAGATGAATATAATCATACAATGGAATTGATTAGAACAATTGTTCCATTAGTTATATTAGTTCTTCAAGTTATTATATTGGTAAGAATCATATGAAATACGGCGAAGATAAAATAATTAAAGAAATATCAGATTACGTTAAGGCAACTTATGGTCAACATTACAGTACCACAAAAGATGGTTTCCAAGTACAAGATATGTTGAGACAATTAGATATTGATAAAGACTTCTGTCATGCTAACGCAATTAAGTATCTTTGTAGATATGGTAAGAAAGCTGGTAAGAATA